GCGGCTCGCAAGCGCGTTGAGGATGCGATCAAGTATGGGCGCGATCCGAACGTGCGGGCGACCATGACGGAAGCCGAGCGGCGCCTGTTCGACGCTAAGGCTCGGTGGGAGCTGGTGCAGCAGGGCGTGAACCCTTACGGCGCACCTTCAATGACGCCCAAAGCGAAGATCAACACGTCTCCGCTGACCCCGCAGATTGCCGCCCAGGTCGAAAAGGACTACCGCCGCTGGGTTGCGACTGGCGGTCAGATTTTCTAGGCAACACATCAGGCACGCCTCACGGCCTCTGCCTCATTTTTCCCTGCGTGACCACACCGCAGCGGCGCATGTTTCCTATTCCGGGATGGATGAGGAAGTAACAACGATCAGATCAGGAGGCCGTGATGGCTGATGAAACAACCACCGAGGCTATTGCTGAGGAAGCCCCCGCGGCTGCCGATGTAGTGGCTGACGAAACCGCGGCAACTGAGACGGAAGTGCAGCCCGACGCGGGCGAGCTTGACCGGCTCCGGGCCGCGCTGGCGAAAGCCAACAAGGAAGCCGAGAAGAACCGGCTTCGCTTGAAGGAAGTTGACGACGCGAAACTGTCAGAGATTGAGAAGGCGCAGCGCGATGCTGCCGAAGCCGCTCAGGAACTGACGAACCTTCGCCGCGACAGCCTCCGTCAGAAAGTAGCGCTTGATGCCGGGTTGCCGGCCAAGTGGGTGGGGCGCCTTCAGGGCGACTCTGAGGAAGACCTACGGGCGGATGCCTTGGAAATCCTCGCCGATCTGAACAAGACACGGAAGCCGGCGCCCGACCCCTCTCAGGGGCCGCGGTCTAACGCGCTTTCGGATGACGAAAAACTCTACGAGTCCATCTATGGATCAAGGAAGGCCTAAACAATGGCTGAATATCTTCCGGTCAACAAGCCGGGTACGGCGCTGGTTTCGACCGCGTCCGCTGCAATCGTCGGGGGCGTGCTTGTCGCGGTTTCCGGTGATGGCACTGTCGCCACCGCTGGCGCCGCGAGTGTCGCATGGGTTGGTGTGGCCGCGTTTGACGTAGCTTCCGGCGACCGCGTGACCGTTCATGCGGGCGGCGTGCAGGAGCTTACCGCTTCGGGCGCTATCACCGCTGGTGCGCCTGTTGTGTCCGGCGCTGCCGGCACCGTCGTATCGTCCGCCACCCCGGCTGCTGCAACACAGGTTGGCGTGGCTCTGACCACGGCTGCTGATGGTGCAAAAGTCCGCGTCAAGCTCGCACGCTAACTAGGAGCCACTAAATGTCTTATTCTTACCCTCCCGTTGCGCCCACTTTCTCCGGCGACAACGAAACCATTTCCCGCTTCCTGAACTCCCCGTCTGTTGTGGCGCGGCGTGTGCAGGGCATCAGCGCCAACCGCTTCATCGCGGATGTCATCCTGACGGGTCGCACGGACGTTTCCGGCGGCGCGATCACGTACGACGTTGACGAGGACCTGTACACCGTTCGCCCGGTGAACTCTGTCTCCCCCGGCGGCGAGTACGATCTGACCACGCTGGCGAACGGCACCCCGCAGGTCGCCAAGGTCACCAAGTGGGGCCAGGACACTGAGGTCACTGACGAGGCTATCAAGCGTCAGAACTTCGGCGCCGTTGAGAAGGGTCTGGGCAAGCTGTCCAACTCGCTGATCAAGAAGGTTGACTCGATCAGCCTTTCCCTGATCGCTGCGACTGTCACCCAGACTCAGGCTGTCACCTCCGGCCAGTGGTCCGTTTCGGGTACTGCCGCGATCCTTCGGGACATCATGCTCGCCAAGGCTAAGGTCACCGCCCTGAACAAGGGCTACGACCCGAACGTCCTGGTTGTCGATGACATCACCTGGGCCTACCTCGCCTCGGATGCCGGCGTGATGAATGCTCGTGGCCGCGAGGATTCCGCGAACTCGATCTACACGGGCAACTTCCCGACCATCGCTGGTCTGACGATCCTGCCGACCCCGAACATCCCTGGTGGTTCTGGCGCATGGCTGATCGACACCACCGCGCTCGGCGGCATCGCTGACGAGAGCCTTGGTGGCGGCTACACCCAGGCCGGTTCGCTGGAGACGAAGGTCATCCGCGAGGACCTGAACGACAAGTGGCGCCTGCGTGCCCGTCGCGTCTGCGTGCCTTACGTGACCGAGCCCGGCGCTGCTATCAAGATCACCGGCATCTAAGGAGGCCTCTAGTGGCTCACAAAGTTATTGCCCCGCTGGTGTCCGCGAAGGACCCTGCTGGCAAGAACACGTATTTCTATGAGGGCGCTATCGTGCCTGACGGTTTCGACAAGGGCGACGTTGATCGCCTGGTTGATGCCGGGATGCTCGAAAAGGTTGAGCCTGCGGCTAAGCCTGCCGCCGTACGTTCGTCCAAGTAGTTAGGAAGGGGGCGTCATGGTTCTTGTGACTCCTGATGATGTTGCTGCGGGGTGGCGCCCCCTTTCTGGTGCTGAGGCTCTGGTTGCTGAGGGTTTGATCACTGAGGCGCTTGTGCTGTTGACGGTCGCTGTCCCTGGTTTTGATTCCAAGGATGAGGGCGTGGCTCGGCTGGTTGTGTCGCGGATGGTTCGTCGGGTGATGAAGAACCCGGACGGCTACCGGATCCGCAACGAGTCGATTGACGACTACACGGAGGGCGGCACCGTTGATTCGGCGCTTTCTACTGGCGAGTTGTATGCGTCTACTGATGAGCTGGACTGGCTTGGCGTGCGGGCTGCTGGTCCGCGCGCCTTTGAGATTCGGCCCCGCTCGTGAGTGCGGTTGCCGCGACCTTGCGAGGCCGGGAAGCTGCCGAGTCCCTGATGATCGACGCGTGCACGGTCCACCGACCCGGCGACCCAATTACGGACCCGGAGACGGGCAACGTAACCCCCGGCTCAACACTGGTCTACAGCGGCCCGTGCAAGGTGCAGCAAACCATTTCCCAGGCGTCGAATCCGAACGCGGGCGGTCACAGTTTCACGGTGCAGGATTCGCGGGTTGATTTCCCTGTGGCGGCTGGTCCGTTGGCAGTGGATGATGTCGTGACTGTCACTGCCTCGGTCATGGATCCGCAGCTTGTGGGGCGTGAGATGCGCGTCGTTGAACTGTTCCACAAGTCCTTTGCGACTGCTCAGCGTACGCGCGTGGAAGAAGTGACGGAGTGAGCGCGGATGCGTCGGAGCTTGACGGTTTGGCGAAGGCGTTTCGTGCGATTCCTGCCCTCATGGTTCCGAAGATGCGCGGCGTGGTCGCTAAGTCTGCGCTGAATACGAAGAACGCGATGCGCAAGGATGCTCAGTCATCCCGCCACTTCAAGCAGTTGGCACCGACGATCAGTTATGACCTGAAGGTTCATGCGTTCGGTGGTGACGGCGTGATTGAGGCCGAGATTGGGCCCACCGCGGGTGGCTCGGGCTCACTCGCCGGCATCGCCTATTACGGTACGTCTCGCCCTGGCGGCGGCACGGTTCGTAGCCCGGAGGACGCGATGCTTGAGGAAGCCCCGAACTTCTACGAGTATGCGTTCAAGGCGACGGAGGAGCTGCTGTGATCAAGGAGCATTACGACGCGGTGAAGGCGCTCATGCCGGCTGGTTTGACGGTTTATCGCGGTTCGGTTCCCGGCACTCCCACTTACCCGTACGCGGTTTTGTGGGGCGATCTTGGCGAGGAGTCCAGCGGCGGTCCTGATGGTGACAGCCTGCAAGACGTGCCGGATGTCCTCTCGCTGCGCCCGCGGATCACCTACGCGGGCTTGACGTTTGATTCGGTTTTGATCGTCGCCAGGAACGTGCGTGCGGCCCTGAATCGTAAGGTGCCCGTGGTTGCTGGTTGGCGTCCGGGGAAGCTGCGACAGGCCCCCCTAATGGACGTTCAGACGGACACGAGCGTGACCCTCACCGGCGGCGCTGCCCCGGTGTTCGCCGTTGACGAGTTCTCACTCGTATCAACCAAACTCTGACCGAAAGGCTGCTCATGACTGAGTTCATTGACGCTTACTCGAAGACGACCGGGGCTAAGCAGGTTGTGCCCGCCGCATGGCTGGACCGCACTGACGCCCCGTTCAACGACCTTGCTAAGACTCCCCGCCAGAAGGCGCGGGAAACACCAAAGCCGGCCTCGCCGGAAACGAAGGAGGCCAAGTAATGGCTCGTGTTCTTGCCGACGGCAAAACAAAATTCACCATCCTCACGACCGCGCCGGCTAACCCCGCCGCGCCGACAGCTACGGAGCTGAACGGCGGCATTGACCTGTCGTGCGACATCCTGGCGAGTGACTTCACTTGGAGCGCTACGGACTCTGAGAAGGTCGCTGAGAAGGCGCTGTGCGATACCAGCAATTCCAACGCGCTCGGTGCTGGCAACTACTCTGCTGGCGTGACTCTTTGGCGGAAGTTCCTGACCGCTGGCGGCGCTGACGTGTCGAACGAGACTGGCTGGGCTGCCCTGTCTGAGAAGGGCGCTGAGATTTATGGCTACGCCCGCGAGACTGACAAGGATTCGACCGAGGCGTGGGCTGCTACCGACGAAATCTACCTCGGCGGGCTCGTGGTCACTGACACCCCGCAGCGCACGGACGGTTCCGGCTTCATCAAGCGGAAGATCCCGATGGAACCCCAGCGGATGTACGACAACATCAAGGTCTCTGCCGGCGCC